TTTCTGATGGAGATGTAACTCTTACAAACGCAACTCATAGCGGAAGAATTTTACTTGTTCCAGATGGAACTCAAGATAATACATACACATTACCAGCACCAATAGCTGGATCTGTGTTTAGATTTGTATATGCAGGAGGAGCAGCTGATGCTACCGATGCGATCATTCTTACTCCAGGTAACTCAAATTTTTATGTTGGTGGAGTAACTTTTCATGACCAAGACGGTAATGAAATAAGTTCTGTATTCTCCGACGGTAATTCAAATAGTAGTTTTCAAATAAATGTACCACAGGCGTTTGATATTACTATTGTCGGTAAAGATACAACTAATTACCAAATTTTTGGTGATGTAACATCAACAACTGTACCAGCATTCGCTGACCAGTAAAAATAATAATTAGTGGGGCTTCGGCCCCACAGTTTCTTGATTAAGGAGGGAAACGATGGCAGACACAGTAACAGGACCTACAGTCCTACAAGAGAATGATAGAAGGGTAACTATTAAAATAGTAGTGCAGTCTGATGGAACAGGTGGCACAACTGTTTTTGGAGATGTTTCAGCTTTAGCTGCTAACGCTGAGGGACAATCTGTAACTACTTTATCTTTACAGAGATTATGGTGGTCATGTGCTAATGGTGACGGAGGAGATTCTTTTGCACGTTTAGACTATGAAGACTCTGACGGAGATATTCCGATAGTAACTTTGATAGATTCTGGTTATTGGGACTTTAGAGAGTTTGGTGGAATACCAGCAAACACTAGTAGCAACTCTAACCAAAATGATGTTAATTTTGTTGTACCTGGAGCATCTGATTCTGGAAATACATACACTTGTATTGCAGAATTTGTTAAAAATTATTAATGATTTCTAGATCTTCAATGCCTCAACAAATATCTAAGGCAGGTCAGAAAAAGAAATTTATTAAAAAAAAGAAAAAGAAAAAGGTAAAACATGGCAACATCAGGAACAAATAGTTTTGATTTAGATGTAGATCAGGTAATAGAAGAAGCTTTCGAAAGATGTGGTTTAAATTCTAGATCAGGTTATGATTTAAAAAGTGCAAGACGTTCATTAAATATAATGTTAGCTGAGTGGGCTAACAGAGGTATTAATTTATGGACAGTAGAACTAAGAACAAAAACCTTATCAGGTAGTACAACAAGTTATACTTTAGACTCTGATTTAGTTGACGTTTTAGAAGCTGTAATATTTTTAGAGTCAGACACTGCTACAGATATTGAAGTGGATAGAATAAGTAGAGCAGAATATTTAAATATATCTAATAAATCTACCACAGGAAGTCCTGTTCAATATTATTTAGAAAGAGGAACCTCTACTCCAACTTTATTTTTGTACCCAACTCCAGATGGAGCTCATACTTTTAAATACTATGGTTTAACAAAAATACAAGATGCTGGTGATTACAATGATCAATTAGAAGTGCCTACTAGATTTTTACCTTGTTTAACATCTGGTTTAGCTTACTATGTGTCAATTAAAAAATCTCCAGAGAGAACTCCTTTATTAAAACAATTATATGAAGAAGAATGGAAGAGAGCTTCTGAGGAGGATAGACCTAGATCTAGTTTCTTCGCAACTCCAGAAAGAAGTTATATCTAATGCCAAAAGCAACTGGTAAATATTCACAAGCAATATCAGATAGAAGCGGCATGCAGTATCCTTACAAAGAAATGCGTAAGGAGTGGAGCGGAGCTTTAGTTCATAAGTCTGAATTTGAGGAGAAGCATCCACAATTAGAAAGACAAAGACATTCTTCAGATGCACAAAGCATAGAGGATGCTAGACCTGCTAGATTAGAACCTATGACAGTTTTTGTTGGCGGTTCAGGATTTTTTGAATATAATAATTCAATGCAGGTTTCAAAAAAACAACCACCTTTGATGTCTGCTACATTAGGCAGGGTAACAGTGAGTATATCATAATGGCTGTAACTTATTCAGAATTGACACAACAAATTTTAGATTATACAGAAGTTAGCTCAGACGTTCTTTCTTCTACTGTAACTAATGATTTTATTGAACATGCAGAAAATAGAATATTTAGAGATGTAGACATTGATGTATTTAAATCTCATCAAACTGCTAATTTGACAGCTAGTAATCCATTTTTATCTTTACCTGGTGGTAGTAGACCAGAGCCCACATCTTTAGGGACTGTGAGAACAATGCAAATATTTGCTCCTTCGGGAACTCCCACAAGAAGTTTTTTAGAACAAAGAGATGTAAGTTATATGAATGAATATTGGCCTGATCGAACTGCCACAGCAGAGCCTAGATATTGGTCATGGTGGGATCATAACACAATTTATGTTGCGCCTACCCCTGATCTAGCATATAACGTAGAGTTAGGTATAACTAGATTACCAACAAGACTGTCTAGTTCAAATAGTACCTCATGGTTAGGTGATAATGCTCCCGCATTATTACTTTACGGATGTCTTGCAGAAGCCTTCAAGTTTTTGAAGGGACCAGCTCAAATGCTGCAAATTTATGAACAATCATATCAACGTGCTCTTCAAGAGTTAGTTATAGAACAACAAGGAAGACACCGAAGAGATGAATATATGCATGGAGCTTTAAGAACTCCTTTGCAGTCAAAAAACCCATAGGAGAATAAAACATGGCAATAAGTCAAGCTGTTTGTACAAGTTTTAAACAAGAGTTAGTAGGAACACACAACTTTACAGCGAGTTCAGGTGATACTTTTAAAATAGCTTTATATACAAGTAGTGCTTCATTAGGTGCTAGCACAACTGCATTTAGCACCTCTAACGAAGTATCTGATTCAGGAACATATAGTTCAGGTGGGGGATCTTTAACAAGTGTTACACCTACAACTTCTGGAACAACTGCTATTTGTGATTTCGCTGATATCTCTTTCACCTCTGCAACAATTACAGCAAGAGGAGCATTAATTTATAATAGCTCTCAATCAAATAAAGCTGTAGCTGTTTTAGATTTTGGTGGTGATAAAACTTCTACCAGTGGAACTTTTACAATTCAGTTTCCTACCGCTGATGCTAGTAACGCTATATTAAGATTAGCATAGGAGAATTTAAATGGCGTTAGTAATTAACGACAGAGTAAAAGAAACAACCACTACTACAGGAACAGGTGCTGTGTCACTTAGTGGTGCTGTAACTGGTTTTGAAACTTTTGCAGCTGGGATTGGTAATTCTAATACAACTTATTATTGTATAGCACACCAAGATCAAGCAGAGTTTGAAGTAGGTTTAGGAACTTTAGATAGTGATAGTTCCGATTTAACAAGAACAACAGTTATATCTAGCTCTAACAGTGATAGTGCCGTAAATTTTAGTTCAGGCACAAAAGATGTTTTTTGTACATTACCTGCAAGTAAATTAATTTTTGAGGATGGAAGCAATAACGTAGCTTTTGGTGGCGCTGTAACAGGTATTACAAATCTTACAGCTTCTGGTGAATTAGACGCTGCAACATTAGATATATCTGGTGATGCCGATATTGATGGAACATTAGAAGCAGATGCAATTACATTAAACGGAACTGCTTTATCTTCTACTTTTGCTAGTTTATCAGGTGCAACTTTTACAGGTAATGTTGAAATAGATGTAGCATCTGGAGATCCAGCAATAATATTAGATACACAAGGAGCAGATAAGTTTCATTTTGCTGTAGATGATTCTGATAGTGATAATTTAGTAATTAAATCAGGAGGAACTGTAGGTTCTGGTAACGGATTAAAATTAGATAGCACAGGTAATTTAACAGTGACTGCTGATGTTAGTGTAGGTGACGATCTTACTGTTTTAGGTGGTGTTATTGAATTTAAATCAAATAGTGGTTCACCGGCTTCACTTAAAATGTATTGTGAATCATCAAATGCTCATTTTCAAACATTACAACCACAACCACATTCAGCTAGTGCAAGCAATACTTTAAGATTACCTAATAGTGGATCTAGTGATACGCAAGACTTAGTTGCGGTTGACATCACACAAACACTTACAAATAAAAGATTAACCTCACCAAAATTAAATGAAGACGTAGCTATTACAGCCACAGCTACAGAAGTGAACATATTAGATGGTGTAACTTCAACAACAGCAGAATTAAATATACTCGATGGTGTAACGAGCACAGCTACAGAATTAAATATCATGGATGGTAATACATCTGCATCATCTACAACTTTAGTAGATGCAGATAGGGTTGTTACTAATGATGCAGGAACGATGAAGCAAGTTGCTTTATCAGACGTAAAAACATACTTAACTAGTGCAGGATTTAGTACTGAAGATCCTACGGCTCTTGCAATAGCGTTAGGGTAATATATAAAGGAGGCTAAATGGCAAATACTTTTAAAGTTGTAACAAAAGCAGGAGTTACTAGTTCAGACGTTATTTATACCGTAGCAAGTTCTACTACAACTGTAGTTCTTGGTATTATGGTAGGCAACACTACAACTGGACAAATAACTGCTTCAGTTACTTTAGGTTCGGACACCTCTAACAGAGCAGGAGCAAATGACGAGGCCAACCAAGCAGTTGAGCTAGTTACTAATGCACCTATTCCTGTTGGAGGAACTTTGGAGTTGCTCGCGGGCAATAAAGTGGTAATGGAAACCACTGATACGCTTTCATTAGCGGCATCAGGTGCAGCTGACATTGCTGTGTCAATAATGGAGATAACATAAGATGCCTTTTATTGGTACACCTTTAGATACCAGAAACACTTTTCAATCTCTACAAGGTAAAAGATTTGATGGTGATGGAAGCACTACTGACTTTACGTTAGATGTTGCACCAAGTTCTACACTTGACATAGAAGTCTTTGTAGAAAATGTGCGTCAAGATCCAAACTCCGCATACACCTTGAGTGGTACTACATTGAGTTTTACTGGAGCACCTCCTTCTGGTACAAATAATATTTATGTAGTACATCAAGCAAAAGCAGTAGGAACAATAGAAGTACCTGCAACTTATAAATCAGATGCACAAACAATATCTGGTGCTAGAACATTTAATGGTGGTGTTGTATTTAATGAAGATTCTGCTGATTTAGATTTTAGAGTGGAAAGTAATGGAGATGCCAACATTATAAAAGTTGATGGTGGTAATGATAAAGTTGGTATTGGTGAAACTTCTCCTGCAAAAAGATTACATATTAAAGACACAGGCGCAAGTAATGCTAAACATGTAGTATTAAGAGTAGAAAATGCAGATACAGGGGATAGTTCAACTGGACTTGAATTTATAACAAACAGAGGTAGTACAGCAGGAAGCACAAAAATATATGGCGCACCAGAAGATGGCAGTGGCACTGCTTCTCTTCAATTCATAGGTGCTAATCATTTTTTTAGAAATCAAGCCGATAGTAGTAATTATCTAGCTATTAATTCTAATGGAAGAATAACTCGTCATCAATCGACTACTAGTGGTCATTTAAATCTACTTGGTGAAGTAGGTTCAAGTTCTAAAGCAATTACTTTTGCTCATCAAGGCAATGGTTCTGAAGTTGGCACTATTACTACAGGCTCTTCATCAACTGCATACAACACATCATCTGATTATAGATTAAAAGAAAATGTCACTTATTCATTTGACGCAACATCAAGATTAAAACAACTTAAACCTGCAAGATTTAATTTTATAACAGATGAAACAAATACTTTAGTTGATGGTTTTTTAGCACATGAAGTTTCAAGTATTGTTCCAGAAGCTATTACAGGAACACACAATCAGGTTCAAGTGTGGGAAGAGGGAGAAGAATTACCAGAAGGTGTATCAATAGGTGATAATAAACTTGATGATAAAGGTAATACAATTCCTGTTTATCAAGGCATAGACCAAAGTAAACTTGTACCATTATTAGTAAAAACTATTCAAGAATTGGAAGCAAGAATAACAGCATTAGAGGAGTAAAACATGGCACTTAGTACAATAGGAACAAATAGTATAGCTGATACTGCTATTAGCACAGCTAAGATTGCTAATGATGCAATAGATAATACAAAACTTGATTTAACAGATAATTATGCTTTTACAGGAACTATAACAGGTGCTGGTGATGAAGCAGATTTTGTACATTTAATTACAACAACTGTATCAAGTGCAGTAGCAAGTGTTGATTTTGGTTCAAGTTATATAACAAGCACTTACAAAATTTATAAAATTATTTTCAATGGAGTCACATTATCTGGTAATGATAATTTAGCCATAAGAATTGGTGCTGGTGGTACTTTGGTTACAAGTTCAGATCACATAAAAGCTGGAATGGCTGATTCTCATGGTGGTACTAGTTTTGG